TACTGGGGACAGCACTCTGCACGTACATGGGCAAGAACAGAGATTGTTTTAAAAGATGATACAATGATTATGTGTAGAGGAACAGGGCAGCAGGTTGTTGGATTAAAACATGGCAATCAAAGACCTACTTTAGTTATCTTAGATGATCCAGAAGATATGATTAATACCAAAACATCAGAAGCTATGGAGTACAATCTTAAGTGGTTACTACAATCTATGATACCTGCATTAGATGCTAAACGTGGAAGGCTTGCAGTTATTGGAACACCGCAGCACCAACGTTGTATGGTAGAAACATTGACACAAACAGATGGGTGGACATCACGCAGATACAAAGCATTACAAGATAATGGCACTGCGTTATGGAAAGAAATGTGGTCAAAAGAAAAATTAGAAGCTGAAAAGCGTTCATTAGAGTCTATTGGCAGGGTATCTTCGTTTTATCGTGAATACCAATGTGAGATAATAGGTGATGAAGAACAAATGTTTAAAGAAGAATATCTACAAACATATGATGGGAACATTACATGGGTAGATAATGAATCGTTTATAGAATTTGCGTCAGGTAAGACAGTACCTGTAAATATCTTCATGGGTGTAGATCCAGCTAGTTCAATCAAAAAACATGCAGACTACTCAACTATAGTGTCAGTAGCTGTGGACGAGAAGAATAATAAATATGTACTGCCTTACTTTCGCAAACGATGTAAGCCTATGGATCTTGCAGATAAGATAATAGATTACTTTAAATTGTACAAACCAGTTAAAACACGTATAGAGTCTGTAGGTTATCAGGAAATGTTACGTGATTACCTGCGTACAAGAGCAGATGAAGAAGGTTTATTTATACCAGGATTGGAAATAAAAGAATCTCCACGTTCAAGTAAGTCATCCAGACTAGAGACTATGCATCCATTCTTTGCACAAAAGAAGATGCATATACAGAAGGACATGACAGAGCTAAAAGATGAGCTATTAATGTTTCCCAGGGGAAAACACGACGACCTTTTAGATGGGTTATATTATGCAACTAAACATAATTATCCCCCAAATCATGAGATGCATAAATCAAATAATCATCACATACAAGGAAAATTTACAAAAAAATCAGATGATTGGTTAATTACTTGAAACTTTTGTAGTATAGTTATGTCTAACTTCATGGATCAATACTATGGCAGAGAAACATCCAGAAGTTAAAATATCGGAAGATCTCTTAAGAGATTATTCATCAGTTCGTGATTCATGGGCAAGTCAAGCCGCTGAAGATAACGAGTTTCGTAATGGCGCACAGTGGACTAAATCCCAAATAGATAGTCTGCGTCAAAGAGCGCAAGAACCCCTAGTTGTAAATGTTATATATCCTGCTGTTGAGCAAGCAAAAGCTATGCTTACAGCAAACTCTCCACGTTTCCAGTCTACTGGTAGAGAAGGCAGCGATGTTGAAACTGGACAAATATTTTCTGATTTAATGAGCTGGGTATGGGAAAACTCTAAGGGAAACACCGAACTTAAATTAGCTATTGATGATTATTATGTCAAAGGTATGGGGTGCTTTATGGTACACCATGACCCGTTAGCTGATTTTGGTAAAGGTGATATCTTTGTCAAGGCGATTGATCCACTTGATGTATACATAGATCCCTCATCCCAAGATGCATTCTCCAGAGATGCGTCTTCAATTATTGTATCTAAACTCTATTCTGAGAAACATTTACTATCAATGTATCCAGATTTAGAAGAAATAATCAAAACTGCTACTGAAGTAACTGTTGCTCCTCAGACAGATTCTATCAGAACAGGGCTTGAAAGCCAGATTATTAGCAAACAAGATATAGATGCCCAGCGAATTAATTCTGGCGATGATAGGGAATTAGAATTAATTGATAGATATGAAAAAATAACAGTACCACACTTTAGAGTATTCGATCCTTATTTAAACGATGAAAAGATATTAGAACCACAAGACTATCAAGATTATGCAGCTAAACCTGCTTATAAAGTATTCAATCAAGAGAATGAACGTATTATTACAGATGACAATGAAGTTGCAAAATACGAAAGCATAGAAAAAGAATTTGGTAATGTATTCCATTTAGCAATTAATCCTATGACACAAGAACAAGTTATGATGCAGGGAGAAGAAACTGAAGCTGGGTTAGAAGGAAGCACAACTATACTTACTCGTGTAACTTTTCAAGATTTAATTGATACAGGTAATATTCTATATAATGAAATAGAATTAAAAAGAATTAAACAAACAGTTAGCGTAGGCGGACAGCTATTGTTTATTAACGTACTTCCGCTTGAGGATTATCCTATTGTAACTATGATGAATGGCCATAATAGAAATCCGTATCCCACTAGCGATGTAAGACTTGTGAAGGGACTCCAGTCTTATATTAATAAAATACGCTCCTTAATCGTAGCTCATGCTTCCTCCTCTACTAATGTCAAGCTCCTTATTCCTCGTGGTTCTATGAATAAAAAACAGTTGGAGGAAGAATGGGCGCGAGCTGGTACAGCTGTTATTGAATTTGATCCAGAACTAGGAACACCTATTGTAGCTGGTCCTATACCATTGCCTAATGAGTTATATAAAAATGAGGCAGATGCAAAAGCAGACATAGAGCGTATACTTGGTATTTATGCAATGATGCAAGGCGATCCTAATGCAACACCACAAACATACAAGGGTACTCTTGCAATTGATGAATATGGACAAAGAAGAATTAAGTCAAAACGTGATGACATAGAAGAATGTGTCAATCAAGTTGCAAAAATTGTTGTACAGTTTATACAATACACTTACACAACAATGAAAGTCATGAGACTACTACAACCAAATCATAAACCAAAAGAAGTAACAATAAACGAACCTGTGTACGACCAAATTAGTGGTGAGTTCTTAGGTAAGTTAAACGATGTAACAGTTGGAAAATATGATGTAATAGTAGTTTCTGGCTCTACACTTCCATCTAATAGATATGCTCGTTTTGAGTATTATATGGAATTGTACAAGTCTGGAATTATAGATCAGATTGAAGTACTTAAACAAACAGAGATAGCTAATGTAGAAGATGTTATGAATAGATCTTCTAAGATGAGCAAACTAATGAGTCAAGTACAATCACAAGATGCTACAATTAAAGACTTGCAAGGAGACTTGCAGACTGCTAGACGTGAACTCGTTCATGCACGTCAGCGAGTTGAAATAGAAAAGTTCAAAACAGATCTAGAGCAATCAGCTAATAGAGCCGATATGGCATCTAAGCTATATAGTGCTAGGTCAGATGATGAGCTTAAGAAAATAAAAAATGTCGTTGCTGAGCAAGAAGCTACAAACGATGAAATAATACCATTGGAGGAATAATGGAAACACAGAGTAATGCTGAAGTTCAAGAAGTAAGTCAAGGTCAAGGAGTAGATGTATTTGATGCACCTGCACCAGAACCTGTAGCAGATACCTTACCTCTCGAACCTTCAATTACCCAAGCACCTATGGGGGAAACTCCACAAGTAGTTCAAACTGAGCAGGGCAGCTCGGTTGCTGAACAAGATGTATCTGCAAAAGAGGATCCGAATAGAATGGCATATTGGCAATCACAGGCTGATAAGGCTAAGAATGAAGCACAAAGCATGGCAGCTGAACTTGATTTATATAAGAAAGCTGTTAATTCTATGCAACAAGCTCCAATCTCCAACGAAACCCAACCACAGCCACAGGATGATTCGTTGAAGGAGCCTACGCCACCAGAAAGACCGATGAACTACAGTGAAGTAGATGCCTATAACGATCCAGAGAGCGATTCTTTTAGATATAGAATGGCTAAAGAACAATACCAAGACCAACGATATGATTATCTTAAGAACATAGAGTATGCACGTGTTGCGCAGCAAGAACAAATGATGGCTAGGCAACAAGAAAAATCAATGATGAATGATGCATATAACTCTGTAAAAAGTTCTTATGGATGGGATGATATGAAAGCAGCTGATTTTATTGGCTGGGCTACAAATCCTAATAACGTTACTCTTGATGTATTGGCTAAGCTATTTGATATACAGAATGCTCCAACACCTAATCAAATAAGTGCTGAACAGAAGAAACAACAATATGCTCAAACACAACAAGCTTTATCAGTTCCTAGAACTCCATCAGTGGAAACAGGAACTACTCAAGCTCCAATGAATGAACAAGATATGTTTAATGCAGCCTTATTACAACAGAGTAAACTAAGGAAATAGTAAAATGGCAACAGGAAAAAACCTAAGTGGCTCAGGTGTCTTATATACTGATCGGCGAGATTTTTACATCAGCCCACAAGTCGTAAAAGAACTTTGGACTGATGTAACCCCGTTTACAACGGTTGTGGCTAATCAGGAACAGAGAACACCTAATGATCCCACTTTTAAAATGTTCGAACATCGTAACCCATGGAACAAACAAGAGTTTCAAGTTAATACAGGCAATACTGATCCAGCATCAGTAGATTCAAAAGCTGAAAGTGCAGCAACTGCAGTTGATAATTTTGTAGGATTAGCTTCAGCAGTAGATAGCTCTTATATTGGTCTTGAGTGCGAAGTTTGGGACTCAACAAAAGCAACATTAAGAGGACATGCTCTTATTACAGAAGCATCTTCTGCAAGCACTTTAAAGTTTAAAAATATTGGCGCAGCAGCATTAGACGCTCAAGATGGTGACTACTTTATTGTAGTTGGTAATGCTCATGGTGAAGGAACGGAAGCTCCTGAAGCATGGTCAGATGAACTTAAAGTTGTTTATAACACTACTCAGATATTTAAAACTCCACTACAAATTACTGGTACCCTTGAGGCAGCAGCACTTCGTGGTGAGTCTTCTGAGTTAGCTAGACTACGTTTACAAAAATCACAAGAGCATAAGATTCAAAAGGAAAGAGCTTTCTTATTTGGCGATTCTCCAATTGGAACTGGTCTTGCTGATTCACGCGATGACGCATCTAACGAATCATTTACAGATGGATATGCAACTGATGCAAATGGTAATGTAGTTCGTACAACTAAAGGTATTGTAACCGCTTTAGAAGATTACGGTGCAACTTCTGGCGATGACCAGAACGTGTTTACTGTATCTGAAGCATCTTATAGTTATAGTAGCTTTGTAGATGATATGGAAAAAGTATTCCAATACGTTCCAGAGGCAGGCATGAAAATGGCTTTCTGTGGTATGGGTGCAATGAGCTATTGGTCTAAAATGGAAGGTTCTTCTGGTTTTGCAGGCAACTCAGGTTGGAATGTAAATATCAGTGCTTCCGAGCGTAGCTCAATGGGCTTTAACTATCGTCAGTTAGAAACTCCTCATGGAGTATTGATGTTAATTCCAACACCAGTACTACGTGGTCCTTATAACAAACACATGGTCGTTGTATCAGAGGAAAATCTTTTCCACGCTACATACAGACCTCCAGTATATCAAACAAATATCAAAACTGATAATGCGTTTGATGGTGTTAAGGATCAGTACATGTCTGACGAAGGCATTGGTATAACCTTGATTGAATCTCATAAGTTATTTAAAATAACAGATTAAGGGAGGTTTAACATGGCTAGACCATATATAGGCGGAACTAGTGCTGGCATAAAAGCACTCGCATCTTCACAAACTTTAGCAAAAGCTGATACAGGTAAAGTATTTGTATGCTCCCAAGCTGGTGCATATGATATTACATTACCAGCAGTAGGCGATGCTAAAGGATGGCAAGGAACTTTTTTCCTTGGTACAGCAGGTGCTAATGATTTTGATATCATTGGTGGAACTGCTGACGTTATGCGCGGTGTAGAATGTGGTGACACTAATGTCGTAATTGATGCAGCTGACAAAGTTACTTTTGTAGCTAGTAATGCAGTTGTGGGTGAAAGAGTAGATATATTCTGCGATGGATCTCATTATTATGTTACTATGTATGCAGTAGCTGACAATGCAGCTGATTCAAGCGGTTGATAAATAAGGTAATGGGGGTAGTTAATTCTGCCCCCTAACCTACAAGGAAATAAATGCAAACATTTAAATTACAAGTAGAAGATTTAATAGGAAGGTCAATAAGTGACACTAGTGGCTTAAACGACATGCTTACAGCTACAGCATGTGAAGTTGTAGACAGGTTACCTAAAGACGTTCTTATTAGAAACGCTACAGTTACTCAGGTAACTAATAATCCTACAAGTATCCATGATAAAAGAATTTTATCTATATCTAGAAATGGATACTATGCAAATGAAAAACCCTTTAGTGCTAGTGGACCTTTGTCTGATTCTGGTAGTATATACTATGCAGATGCTGTTAATAAAAAAGATCCAGTGTTTTATTTTAAAGGTAAAGATTTAATTATATTACCTGCACCTGGTAGTGGAGAAGAAGGCGAGATACTATCGTATACGTATCCAACAATAGCACATGGTGATAATGCTATATCAGATTTTCCTAGTGCAGCAGAGTATGCAGTTACTTTAGGAGCAGCTGCAAAGTTTATGATGAAGTTAGCATCAGAAGATCAAAACAATGAAGATATTGAACTTGCAACAAATACAGCAAGTTTTGCTCAACAACTAAAGATTGAGTACGAAAAAGAATTACAAAGAATAGTGGAACAAAAATGACGCAAAAACAAATGATAGAAATGGTAAGGCAACATCATCCAGATGTTAGTGAAGCACAAATACGTTTATGGCTCAATGCAGGTATGGAAGAGTTTGCACGTAGAACCAGAATGCTATCAGGTGCGTTTACATTTAGTACAGTAGCAAACCAAAGATACTATGGCTTGTCAGATGATATATTAGAAATTATATCTGTAGACTATGATGGGTACGATATACCAAGACTAGGTAATAGACCTGAGAAAAGAGATATAACATAATGAGTGCTGAGAATAGAAAGTTTGCATACTGGGTAGAAAGAGATGCTATTGCAATAGTTAATAGATCTGTACAAGACTCAGCATATACATATACATCTCCTACTTCAGTTAAGACAGTAACTATATTTGCTGTTAAAAAACCAAATTTATTTATCCAGGCAACAACTGGAACCGCTGGTACTAATACAGGTTATAATGAAGAGCC